GGGTATCCCGCTTTATCTCTGCACCACGGTTAACCAGTATAACGAGGTCGTGAATGGGATCGGCCTGACCAATGCTGACTATGACAGCGCAATCCGGGCGGCGGTGACGAGGGCAAACAATTCGCGGATCAGGCTGATTGACACGCGGACGCTCAATTTGGCTTCGCCTGATGATTTTGACGATGGGGTTCACCCGAACGACACTGGCAACGCGAAAATGGGGGCCTATATTGGCGCCGCCGTGGCCGCGAGTTATGGGATCAGCAGATAACCATGAAGCACTCTCGTCGCATCCCCATGCTCCCACTTCTGCCGCAAAGCACCAGCTTCCCCGGCATCAGCGCCATCGTGTCCAGTCTCCTCGAGTTGTTCTCCGGCACCATCCTCCAAGCCGACGGAACCTTGCAAGCCTCAACTATTCTGGGAGTGCCATAATGCCGTGGACAACTGGAGTCACCACCGGCGCCGACATGGCGACCGACTTCAACGCACTGGACGACGACTTCGACGCGCTGCTTACAGGCTTCGATGCCTCGGTCGAGGCCGCGGCTGTCGCCGTCACCACAACCCCAGTTGACCCAGCGGACTACGCCTTGGTCAGCGATGTCTCCGATGGCGGCGCACTCAAGCGCGTGCTGGTTTCCGAAATCCGCGATGGTAACGGGCACACCTATGCCCAGCTGCTGTCCATGCTTTCCTTGAGGGTCTAACATGATCACGCTTGCAGATACCACACAAATTCTTGAGATGACCACCTCGGCTGCCGTCGCCATCGACGCGCAGGTCACATACGTCGATCACACCAGCAGCGGCGGCGCCCTCGGGGAGCAAACCACCGACAGCACCACCGCGACCACCACGACGATCCTCTCCGCTCCTGCCGCATCCACCAAGCGCCAGATCAAGATGATCAACATTCTCAACACCAGCGTCACCACCGCCTGCACCGTCACCGTTCGCAAGGACATCTCAGCCGTTGACCACGACTACATCACCGTGGTGCTGGGACCGCTTGAGCGCCTTGAGTATCTCGACGGCCAAGGCTTCCGTTGCTTCACGACAACGGGGGCGGTGAAAACCTCGATCAACCAAGGCAATGCGCCAAGCACTACCGGCCAGTCCGCCGTCGTCCTGCCCTCCGACCAGACCAACAACAACGCCGTCGCCAACACGATCCAGGATGTGACCGGGCTCAGCTTTCCCGTGCTGGCCGGAAAGAAATACCGTTTCAAATTCGTCATCTTCTATACTGCGGCGGCGACCGCCACCGGCTCGCGCTGGACCATCAACGGCCCCGCATTCACGATGCTGAACTACATCTCCGAATATTCCCTCACCACCTCGACCAGCACTCGGAACGGGCAACAGACCGCCTACGATATGCCAGCTGCCTCGAACGGCACCAGCGCCACTACCGGCTCCAACATGGCCCTAATCGAGGGCATCATCATGCCAAGCGCCGACGGCACCGTTATCGCCCGCTTCGCCTCGGAGGTTGCCGCCAGCGCCATCGTCGCCAAAGCTGGCTCCACCGTCTTCTACCAGCAGCTTGATTGAGGAACCAATATGGGACTCGTCTCCGCCATCAAAAGCCTTTTTACCCGCGCACCGAAAGAGCCGGAGTCAGCGCCGTCGCCAGCGCCGTCTTCACGTTCCCCGCTTGTTGCCGAAATCCTCGAGCGCCGTCTCGCCCGCAAAGCTCCACCCTCTGAATGAAAGTTTTTCTAATGCCGATTGAGACTTTTCTCCGCGACTACTGGCCTATCATCGCCTTCGCCATCGGCGGGCTTATCTGGGGACTACGCATGGAAGGACAAGTGAGTAAGGCGAACACCGGCGTTCGGGCGCTGTGGAAGCAACGTGAAGAAGACCAGCGGGATACCGAGAAAAGTCGGAGCGAGGTCCACGAGTTGCTCACCGAACTCCGCCAGGACGTGAAACAGCTACTGGCGCAGGGCCGCAAATGACCGAGGATGACATCGACGCCCTCATGCTGTGGCTGGCCGAGGTCCGCAACGACCCCTACGCATTCGTGCTGGGGGCGTATGAATGGGGCGTGGGCGAACTGGCCAAGTATGACGGCCCCGATGTCTGGCAGGCCGAAGTCCTATGCAGCATTCGCGACGGCGTTCGCACTGTTGACGAAGCCATCGCCGCTGCTCTCGCCTCCGGCGAAGCCTACCAAGCGGAGCCAATCCGCGAGGCCACCACCTCCGGTCACGGTATCGGCAAGTCCGCCCTCGTCGCGTGGATCATCGATTGGGCCATGTCCACTGAGGTCGACTGCCGAGGCCGCGTCACCGCCAACACCGAGACGCAGCTCAAGGTGACTACATGGGCCGAGCTCGCCAAGTGGCATCGCCTCTCCATCTCCGCCGACCTGTTCAAGATGACCGCTACCTCGCGGTTCTCAATTGACCCGAAGCACGAAAAGACCTGGCGCGTTGACATGGTTCCGTGGAGCGCCAAAAACAGCGCCGCCTTTGCCGGTCTCCACAACCACGGCAAGCGCATCCTACTGGTGTTCGATGAAGCCTCCGAAATCGAGGACATCATCTGGGAAGTCGCCGAGGGCGCCATGACAGACGCCAACACTCAGATCATCTGGTGTGCGTTCGGCAACCCAACTAAGAACACCGGGCGCTTCCGTGAGTGCTTTGACGGCGGACGCTTTGCGCACCGCTGGAAGTCTCGCGCCATCGACTCCCGCACTGTCAAGATCAGCAACAAGACTCAGCTCCAAGCTTGGGTGGACGACTATGGCGAGGACCACGACTTCGTTCGAGTCCGCGTCAAGGGCGTCTTCCCGCGAGTGGACGCCGTCTCCTTCATTTCCTTCGGTGACGTGCAAGAGGCGCAGGCTCGCACACCAGAGGGACAGGAGTTCCTTCCGATCATAGGCGGCCTCGACGTTGCTCGGTTCGGCCCGGACAACTCCGTGCTGGCAATGCGTCAGGGCCGTGACGCTACCTCGCGTCCGTGGGAGCGGATCAACGGGCAGAACACCGTCGCCGTCGCTCGCTGGGCCTTCGAGCTATATATCCGTCACAACCTGTCCGCCCTCGTCGTGGACAGCGGAGGTATCGGTGGCGGCGTCTACGACCAACTCGAACTCATGGGCATCAACGTCTACGCAGTTGACTTCTCCAACTCACCGGACAACGACGACAAGGAGAAGTATCTCAACAAGCGGGCTGAGATGTATGGCCGGGTGCGGGACTGGCTTCGTAAAGGCGGCTGTCTACCTGCCGACGCAAAGACAGCTGACGCCAAGAACTCCCTCTCGGCCCAGCTTACCGCCCCCACCTACACTTTCGCGCAGGACGTGAAGCTGCAGCTCGAGAGCAAGAAGGACCTGCGCCGTCGCCTTGGCGTATCACCAGACGATGCCGACGCCCTCGCCATTACCTTCGCCTACCCTTATCTCGAGGAGGCCTTCTCCATGTCGAAACAACCCGGCCATAATGGCGGGCCGCCGCTTGAAGACGAGGGGGATAGCTACGCAGAAGTCAACCCCTACGCTCAAGTTACCAGTTCCAAATTCAATCCTCTCCGGGTGCAATGATGAAAAAACCTAAGGTCGAAAAAGTCAACCTGCCCTATGCGTCCAGTGTCGCCAGCTTCTACGGCGACCAAGGCGCCGCTCAGGGCAACTCCTTCCTCGGGCGTTTGTTCCAAGGAACGCAGCGCACTATCGTCAACAAAACCTTCCAAGGGGGCGCTAAACCGGCAGCTCCGTCCATCGGCGGTATGTTCAACAACGGGGGTCGCAAGTAATGTCCGACGCCGACCAACTCAAGATCAGCCGGGACTCCCTGCAAGCGGCCAAGGCCGAGCAGCAGCGCTGGGTCCACGTTTGGCGCAAGCTCAACGAAGCCTTCTACCCGTTCATCTACGCACATCTCAGCGGGACCACTGCGCTTACTCCCGGTGAGCCGGACCGCATTGGCAACACCAAGATGCTGGATGGTGAGCCCGCGCTTGCGCTGTTGGTTCTCTCGGCGGGCTTTATGAACGGCGTTACCTCTCCCGCTCGAAAGTGGGTCAATATCAAGCGACCCGGAACCAAGCCTTACGAGGAAGGTGACAAAGGCAATAGCCCCGTGCATTCCGCCATCCGCACCAAAATCTTGGAAATCCTCGCCGGGACCAACTACTACGACAGCCGGGCCGAGCAGGTCTATGACGGTTGCGGCATCGGCACTGGCGCGCTGCTTTGCTACGAGGACCGCGATCACATCTGCAAGTTCACCGTCTGCCCTCCCGGTTCCTATTACCTCACCACCGACGCCTCAAACAACGTCGTCAAGTTCAGCCGGGAATTCCGTATGTCCGCCAGCGATCTCCTCAAGGAGTTCGGGGAAGACGTGTTGCCCAAGCAGATCGTGGAGAAGGCCAAGGCCGGTGGGGCCGTCGCCCGCACCCCCTATCTCGTCTGCCACCTTATCGAGGAAAACTCCTCGCAAGACGGCGTGCTGAAAACCTCACACCCGTTCCGCGAGCTTTATTGGCTCGCCGCCCCAATGAACGGGGGCCAGCCTTACTTGGCTAAGCGCCCGCTGCACGAGTGGCCCGCCGCCGTGCTCCGCTGGAGCTGCCCGGACAATTCCACCTATGGCGTCCCGCCAACGATGTCCGTGCTGGGCAAAGCCGTCCAGTTGCAAAACCTGGAATACCAATCTGACCAAGGTCTCGACAAAATGATCTCGCCGCCTATGCTGGCGCACTTGAGCCTGCGCAATCGGCCCAAGGCTTTCAGCGCTCGCGGTATCACCTACACCAACGACGTGAGCCCGGCCAGCGGCGCTCGTCCGGTTTACCAAACGCAGATGCCATTCCAAGAACTGGAGATCAAGCGCAGTCGGATTGTGCAGGCCATCAAGGACGGCCTCTACAACTACCTCTTCGACATGATCTCCTCCCTCGAGACCGTGCGCAGCGCCACCGAAATCGACGCTCGCCGCGAGGAGAAGATGATCGTGCTGGGGCCGGTGCTTCACCGCAGCTACCTCGATGACATTGGCGTTATCGTTAAGCGCGTTTTCGGCATTGCCTCGCGCAAGCGTCTGCTGCCTGAGCTGCCCGAAGGCGAAGGGGCGGAGATCGAATTCTCCAACATCCTCTCCGACGTACAGAAGGCCAGCGATGTTGCCACCCTCGAGCGCTTCACCGCGTTTGTCGGCCAAGTCATCCCGGCCTGGCCAGAAGCGCAACCCAAGGTCAACATTCTCGACGTGGTTAAACAATACGCCGAAGGTCTCGGCGTTCGCCCATCCGTCCTCAACGAAGACGAAGCGGTGCAAGCGGCGACAGCCCCGCAGAACGAGATGGCTCAACTGCAACAAGTTTCCGAGGTCGCCAAGAACTTTGGCAGCGCCGGGGCAAGTCTCGGCAAGGTCGATGTCGGGGGAGGGCTGAATGCGGTTCAGTCGCTCCTTGGTTGATGGGGTATTGACGGGGCGGGTCGGGTATGTTAGGCTGAACGGAGGAAGGACTTAGGTATGGCTGAAGACTCGACCCAAGCTGAAGACAAGTTGTCCCTCGAGGCACATCTGCAATTCGCAGTTCGCGCCATTGAGGCCGATCCTCACTTGCGAGTTCTTGTCCGCTATTTTCTAGCCAGCTGTTCGGTGCTGCCGCAGGCCTCCGTGTTCGACCTGAACCCCGTCCAGAACGCCTACAACCAAGGCGTCCAAGCCGCTGGACTGATGTTCGCAAACCTTCTAACCTCGGTGGAGCCCCGACTCGTGCCCACCTTAACACTCGAGGAGCTGACCCAAAATGAACCCGAATGACCTGATGTGGAAATATCGTTTTGCCATTCTGTGTATCCCTGCAGATGGCGAAGGCGGCGGAGCCAGCAACGACGGATCGGGGTCCGATGCTGGTGCGGGAGCAGGTGAGGGCGCGGCTGGCGATCCCCCTGTTCCTGCTGCTGCGCCCGAAACCGCCCCGAAAACTTTCCTCAACGAGGCCGCTGCAAAGTTGGCTGAGCCGAAGCTGGACGCCGATGGCAAACCCGTTGTCGAAGAAGGTGGCGAGGCCAAGGCAGAGGAAGCCCCTGCCGCATTCGACCTCTCCGCCGCCAAACTTCCTGAGGGCGTCGAGCTGGACGCCGATGTTGGCAAGTCCTTCTCGGACATTCTCGCCAACGCCGAGTTGTCCCCGCAAGAACGTGGCCAGCAGCTCCTCGACCTCCACACCACCGCGCTGAAAGCCGCCGCCGAAAGCGCCGTTGAGCAAGTCAAAGCTGCCAATCTCGAAACCTACACCAAGATGAACGATGCTTGGCGCAAGGAAATTCCGAACCTCCCCGAGTTCAAAGACAACCCCGAAGCCGAGGGCGGCAAGGTCTTCCAAGCCCTTATCTCCATCGGCGCGGACCAGAAATTTTTCGACGCCCTTGATCTCACTGGCGCCGGAAATAACCCGGAAATTCTCCGGGTCCTTCACCGCCTCACCAAGCCTCTCATGGAGGGCGGAGCCGTCACCGGAACTGGCGCGGCGGCGCAGAAGAAAGAACCGGGGGCGAACATCTACACCTCCACCAGAACTTGAACTCGAAACCCTCACAGGAGTGAAGAATGACCTTCTTCCCGGACGTTCCCTACAATCCCACGCTGCAGGATTTCATCACGGCTCTCGGACCGGATGACGCAGTGACCGACCTGGGCGAACTGCTGATGCAGACCAACCAGATGTACGAAGATATGACTTGGTCCGAGGGCAACCTGCTGACCGGGCACCGCTTCAGCGTTCGGACCGGCTTGCCCGAACCGACCTGGCGCCGTCTCTACCAAGGCGTTCAGCCGACCAAATCCACGCGCGCACAGGTCACCGCTTCGACCGGTATGCTCGAGGACTACTCGGAAGTCGACAAGGCGCTGGCCGACCTCAACGGCAACACCGTTCGCTTCCGCTTGCAGGAAGACGCGGCGCACGTCGAGGGCTACAACCAGAAAGTCGCCCGGTCGCTGGTCTACGAAAGCGAAGACACGAACCCGGAAGCCATCACCGGCCTCGCCGCCCACTTCAACACCGTCGCAGGCACCGGCATCGCCGATCAGGTCATCGACGCTGGCGGCACCGGCACCGACAACGCCACCATTTGGCTGGTCGGCTGGGCACCCAACACCGTCTACGGTATCTTCCCCAAGGGGTCGAAGGCCGGTTTGTCGGTCAAGGACCTGGGCGAGCGCACGTTGCAGGCCAAAACCGCTGACGGCTCTGCGACCGGCTACTATCAGGGCTACTCGACCCACTACCGTTGGGACCTGGGCCTTGTTGTGCAGGACTATCGCTACGTCGTGCGGATCGCCAACATCGACCGCAGCCTGCTCGGTGCCGATCCGACCATCACCGGCTACACTGGCGCGAACCTTCCGAATCTCATGTTCGAGGCGATGGAGTACATTCCGTCGATGGAAAACTGCCGCTGCGCTTTCTACATGGACCGCAGCCTG